AGTGCAGACTGAATGCTGTCAAACTGGCGCATGGCCTCCTGATGCACTTGTGCCAGCTTTTGTTCGTTTGACATTCGCGCCATGTAATTTAAGCCCTCTGGTTTTCTACATTATTCACCATCGGCTGATAGTTGGCAAGGCGGTGAAATTTATCGGCTTTTTTGGTGCCGCCCGCCGTATTCCTTCACATGCATAACGCAATGCGTCGATAACGTGGTTTTTCTTATCCTCAAGCACCGGCAATATCTTTCCGGTCAGAGGATCTGTCTTGTACGAATACAGCGTGAGCTCGTCAATCGTATGAACGCACCGCGGATGGACCACGATGTCATAAGTCTTGAGCCACTCAACGCCCTCCTCAAGCGACTTCGGGCCCTTCACAGCTGCCATGATCTTCGGAAAGCCATGCTTTTGCATGTATGAAATCGTCTCGGGTCGGGCAGAATCGGCCACAATCGGCCATTTTTCCGACTCTGGAACCGTCATGAACAGGTCTGGCGTGTCCATGATCTCGCAGCCAACCCGGTAGGCTTCGTGGTCGATATACAGGGTGCGGCCTACGATATGGCAGCGAACTAGCGTGGTCGGATCGACGGCGAAACCCCAGTCAGCGCCGAGCCTGTGCATTGCATCAGCTGGCGCTTCGAACTCTTCGACCCGCCAGTTTCGAAACACTCGCGCTTCACTGTTTGACAAATACCCACCGCGCCACACATGGTGAAACTTGTCCGGGTCGCGGCGCTTGTCATACTCCATTTCGTCGCGCAGGACGTCCGGAAACCACGGGTTGTCCTCGTAATTGACCGGCAGCACAGCGGCATCGGGTGGTGGATTCGGCCCGCGTAATAGGTGATCCACCGGGTCAGATGCCTGCCGTGGGTTCCAAGTGAACCAGAGCTCGCTTTCAGGCTTGCGAATCGTTGGGCGCAGCAGATCAAGCGATTTCTGACTCAAGCTTTGGGCTTCTTCCACCCAGGCGCGGTCGTATCCTTCGAGCGACTTGATCGAATCAGCCGTGTGATTCTGCATCCCTTGAAAGATAATCAGGCCGTCGCCTTTCTTCGACTTAATGACGGCCTCTTGCACCTCGAAGTAGGCCCCCGCGTTCATCTGCTCAATCTTCATCTCGAGCAGGCGCTTTACCGACTGGCTGAGAGACTTCTGCACCTCGCGCACGCACACGCTGCGGCTTTTTGGGTCAATGATGTGTGCCTCGATCATCATTTCCGCGAAACAATGCGACTTGCCCGAGCCACGTCCTCCGAACGCGCCTTTGTAGCGCGCGGGCTTGAGCAGGGGCAAGGCCCATCGAGGGGTGTCAATCTTGAGCGTGGTCAAACTATTACCTCACATAATTAGGGTCATGCCCGCAGGACAGGCACTCGGCGTAACCGGCGCACAATTGGTCAGTCATTGCGCATCTCATGAACAATCGCGAGTGCGCTGTTTGGCTCACCAATCTCCGCTTGCCGGATGTACCGCAGCGCGGTTTCGTGGCGCGTCTCTCCGGGGTGTTTTTTGCCTACGGCCATAAGTAATTCGTTGTACTTTTCATCTGTATTTGTTCGCGTGTAACTACGCGCCCTTTCCTCTATGGCACGCACAGATTCAATGATCCGATCTTCGTCGTGCCGCTCAACCGGCTCACCCCATCGACCACACCGATCACACTGCCAGTTGATGCGGCCATAGCAGTCTCGCTTGATATGCCCGCCTCCGTGGAACCAGTCGCACCATTTCTCTTTGAGCCAAGTAATCACCCCTCACCCCCCGTAGCTTTTGCGATGGCGTCGCGGGCTTTTTCATATGGGTTTTCTTCGCCAGCCCGATGCGCAAACACATTGCCATAAGCGACGAACACCTTCAGCGCCTCAACCAACTCCGCAACCATCCTCCCAGCCTGTGAATCAGGGCATATGCCTTCGATCAACTGTGGCGAACAGCCGATGCACATCTCTCCCATGTGGCAATAGGGCTTCATTCCATCGCCCTCCCAATCTCAGCCGCAGCCAGCACGATCGCGCGGCGAACAGTTTGCTCTTGGCTTTGGTCAATTTGGATTCCTATTTCTTCATCCAAATCGCGGTGCCGGATGCACACATAGTCGTTATCGTTCCACCTGTCCCATGCAACTATTAGCCTCAACTTTACAGCCAACCGCAGCGCGTCACCGTCGTCGGTGAGGGGTTCAAAAACATCATGTCTGCCGTCTTTGGCATAAACATTTAATGCGTCATCTTCCAGCCAATCCCACGACTCCCATCCCGCCGCTTTCGCCGCCAGCTCCAACAATTCGCGGTCAGTCATTTTCGTACCTTCAAGCAAAACAATTCAAACAAAGCCGGGCACATCTTGCGCTCGCCCCGCTCCCACTGAAACCAGTTCCGCTGCGTGCGATATACCAGCGCCGCGGCTTTTTGCGCGGTTAGGCCCGCATTCGAGCGAGCCTCGCGCACTTGATCTGCTGTCGGATTACTTTTCACAGTACGATGCCGAAAAATCGTTCATATCAAATTGTTCTAAAAATTGCTTTTCGCATTCTGCGTTTGTTTGCCCTTTGATCACCGCAACAAGTTCTTCATCTTCATTGCTGTAAACATAAAGTTTCATTTTTGCTTCTCCGTGGCTCGGTTGTTTTGTTGTGTGCTGCTGAACTGAATTATACGCACAACGTGCAACGCGTCAAGTACAACGTACAACAATTTTTCATCAGGCAATAAAAAACCCGCCGGGGTGCGCATCGTTGAGAGGCGTGGCGGGTGTTGTTGGTGGCCGGTACTGATCTCCGGCTTGCGTCGGTAAGGCGTTCCGTCGCGGCAGTTTATAAGCGTACCTTGCGCATCAGCCTGCGCATTCACCAACACGGCTGAGGACTGGTTTCTATTTATGGGCCGCGCCTAGGTCGCGTACGCCAATCCTCATGCGTTTTGGTTGTTGGTGTTGAGTCCCTGTGCGATGCAGCGGGGCTTTGATCGCACGGCGGGCGGAGCGGATCAGGCTCCTTTCTACTCATCACGGCACAGCCATAGCCCATAGCTGTACGGCGATACGCTTAAGCGCAACACCAACGAAACTGGACACTCTGTTGAATTCTATCCCCCTCAAAATTGATGGGAAAGCAGAATGCCCAGATTGGTTGGTGGTGGCTTGCTCAATGCGCGGCCACCTCGCGCCCAGTGATGCGGGAGACCGGATCCCGCTAGACGTTGAGCTCGTCTATCTTTGATTCTGCCCACTCTTTGATGCGGTTTGAAGCTTCATTGATTTCGTTAGCATTGTAACACAATGCAACATAGTCAGGAGAAGCCAAAGGCGCAAGTTGTTCAGCCAAGTTTTTAATGCGCGCCCGAATCAAAATCGCATCCTGCGACGGATCGTAGAAACTCATTCCTCGCCCTTTCTTGCCGAAGCATCAATTAAAACACGCTCAATTTTTTCTATTTTCAGTGGCGAATCTTGATCGCCACTGATTTCTAGCTTTTCCCCGTAGCGTTTTGGCGCCAGTTTCGATAAGAGCCATTTCCGCGTGTCAACCTGCAATTTATGCTTTTGAATTGCAGCCCAGTCTTTTTTTCCATCTCCTGAAATTTCTACATCTTTATCAGAAATATCAAGTATTTCATTTGCTATTCTTTCAACCAAATCTTCGCGCGCGCGCGTGTATAACTCACGCAGAGCAGGATCTATATCCACCCAGCGCAAAAATGCGCTTTGCGTAATTCCCATTTTTTCGCACGCTTTGTAACATGTTAATCCGTCGCGCATTCCAGCCAACACACCGTCAATCACTTCTTGCCGGCTTTTTTCCTTATCTGCTGATTTTTTTGCCTTGGTAGTTGCCATCAAAACCCCCTAGGCTTCGGATAGCACACCATCACCCCACGCGGATCAATCTTGCACTCATACGCGCCGCCGCTTCCGCCAAACGCCTCCGCCTTTCCTGCGCAAACTATTGCCAAAACCGCAAGCATTGTTTTCATCTTTCATTCCTTATCACTGTGTTATAAACTTTCGCGTGTTTCTTCGTG